GTGCGGTCGCGGCCACATGACCCCACGTAGTCAATGCCAACGCAGCCGAAGACGTGGCGGTGCCGGTTCCCACACCTGACGCCACAATAGCCGTTGCTTGTCGCGACGTATTAAACCCGACACTTCGTCGCGTAGTATTTGCCGTAACCGAAAAATATCCCACCACTACTTGGGTTCCAGCCGTGCTGATTTGTGCCAACCCAGAAAACGTCACAGGCGCACCTTTATTCGTCGCCAAGTCGTGCGTGATATACTGCAAGCTTGCTGCAACAAAGCTATAAGACATTACGCGGCCCTTACTTCGACGGCGATCAACTCCGCATCGCCCGTCATCGTGTCACCGCCCGCGTCCGCGTCCCGCCGCACGCGCACGCGGAACGCATCGCCCGCCGCGACGCTGTCGATGGTCGTCACCGTGATCGCCGTCGTGTTCACGATGCCGCTTGTGCCGCTCGTCGCGGTCGTCCCGCTCACCGCCGTGTCGAACCCGTCCGCGTCGATGTCGTGGCCCGTCGTCTTCTCGATGTCCACCAGCCACACGCAGTCGCCGCTGGTCGCGCTCGTCGCGGCCCACGACAGGCGCACGATAATGCCGCTTGTCAGCACCGCGCCTTCCGGGATGACGCCCACGAACACCGCCGCTTCGTCGGTCGCCGCATCGAAGTCGAGCGTCGCCACGCTGTTGCGCGTGTCCAGCGTCGCAAACGCGCTCGCCGGTGGCTGGTTATCGAGAGGCGTAAACACCGCCAGCGTTTTGCTCCCGCCGCTCGCCGCCGTTGACCAGCTCAGCACCGCGCTGCCGTTCGTGCTTAACACCTGCCCGCTCGTCCCGTCTGCGGCAGGCAACGTCCACGTCACGTCAGCGGCAATCGCCGCAGGCGCGGCCAGCGCGACGTAGTTGGTCCCGTTGTCCGTGTCTTCGCGCAACCGGATCGCGCCGGTCGCGGAGCTAGTGCCAGGGATCGTGACCGGCGTGGACAGCAGCGCAGACGCGGCCACGCGGCGCGTCTCCGCGCTCTGCACAATCGCTAGCTCTTCAGTACCAGCCAGCGGTGTCGTCGCGGCTGGTAACTGGGAAATCTTTAGGTCAGCCATCTACGGCACCCGCGTAAAGGTCGCACGATCTCGCACCCAGCGCGGTGGACCATCCACCGTCGCCGCGCGTACAGATAGCCGGGCAATGTAGAGGCCCGCCAATTGGCGGACCACTACATTGTGCCATCCGATCACGTAATCGTGAGCACGCCGGTCGTCGGATCGAAATCGACCGTAAACGAATCGTTATTCGCCAACGTCACCGTCGATCCGTAATCCCACCAGCCGATCAGGTTCTTGCTCGCCGCCGTGTCGTTGTAGAGCACCGCGTATCGGAACGCCGCGAACGATCCGCTCGTCGCCGTCCACGTCGCCGGATCGGCGAGCACCAGCTTGTACACGCCGGCCGTCTGCGACGATGTCGTCTGCGTCGCCGTGTTCCCGCCTGCCACGTACCCGTGCCCCGCCGCGATCTCCGTAATGTCCGCGAAAACGCCGTTCGCCTGCGCCGGCGCCGTGTTGGACAGCGCGACTTTCAGGGTATCTGACGCGAGGTTGTGCACCTTTTCCGCGACCGCCTCGACAAACGGGAAGAACTTATTAAACGTCGCCATCTCGCAACCCCTTGTGATGAATGTGACCCGCCTCGTTTTGCGACGCCGCGTACCGCTCGCGCAGCATTGTCGACAACATCCCCAGCAACTCGCCCACGTCCACGCCCGCCACCGTCACCCGATACCCGCGCGGGTCCAGCCACTCAACACGCACCCCGTCCGCGCCCACCGCATAGGACACGATCCCGCCCCATCGGGACGCCAATCCGTCCGCCCGCGCCCGGTCCGACGGCGACCACATGCGCCGCGGATCTCCGCCGGCCGTCTCCATCACGGCACCACGACCGGCGACGTCACCAAATGCACCCCGTCCTCGACCGCGTTCTCGTCGAACAGCGCGAACGACGCGTACGCCGTCGGGTCGATCCGCTCGAGCGTCACCCGCTGTTGTCTCAACGCGCGCTGCCCATATACCCCTCGCACAAAATACAGCGGCCCCGCCCCGTCTCGAATGATGCCGTTGACAGGTACCGGCACGTAATCCATGACCGTAGCGACCGCGTCGGCCCGCATCTCCATATGCCCTTGCGGCGCGAGCGGGATCTCATGCGCCGCGCTCGTATCGTCCAGCCGGCCCCACCATTCGCCCGTGAGCACGTACGTCGGCCGCTGGAACCCGTCCGCGCCGCTATCCTGCCGCGCGTACAGTACCAGCCGCCGATCGAGCAGACCCGGCGCCACCGTCACTGTGCGACCCCGAGCTTGAGCTGCCGCAGCGTTTTCATGACGCGCGCCACCGTCTCCCGGCTCGCGTCCCACTGGATTGTCGTGCCGCCCGCGTTCTCGGACGCCGCGCCTGGCGTGCGTCGCTGGTACAGATCCGCCGCGAGATCGAGTATCGCCTCGTTGAGCATCGGCTCAAGCGCCGCGTAATCGCCCCGCAGCGAGAGCCCGACGTTCGCCGTCAGCGTGTACGGACCGCTCGGGAACGCGATGCCGTACTTGGCGTACACCATCCCTGACCGATTATCGACCGTGTAATCGCCCGCCGGGACCGTCGCGCCGTCGGCGTCCACAACCGCCGTCACCTGCGCCGGCCGCCGCGGAAAGACCAGCGACTTAACCAGAATGTCCACCGACTCGGCCCGATCGACCGCCGTCTGGCTGGTCGCCGTGATCGGCGTGTCGGTCCACATCTCGAGCATCGACTTCGCGCGCGCCATAATCAACGCCAGGAGCGCGTCCTCCGCGACCGACTCGATGCGCAAATAGCTTTTAAGGTCCGCCACCGTCGCCAGCGCCATTAGCCTTCCCTCAGATATGTGCGGTACCGCGCGCCAACCGCCCGGTAATCATGCACCCGCCCGACATACTCCCGCACCCGCGCCGCTTCCGCCGCATAGTACGTCGCGTCCGTCGCCAGCCGGCGAATCACGTTGAGCAGTCCGTACCGCTCATCGGCAAACGTCCACGGCACCACGCCCCCGTTCAGCGCCGCCGCTTCCGCCGCCGCCTCCGGATCGCCGGCAATGACCGCGTGCCCCATCGCCGCGCCCTCGATGCCGCTTCCCTGCATCCCGAGCCAAAACGAATCAAACGTCACGTCGCACGTCGACTTGAGCCGCAGCGCATCGCCGTGCGCCATATCCTCGATAAGCACGACCTCGGCCCGGACGCCTTCCGACTCCCGCAGCCACGCGACTGCGTCGAGCAGGACCGTCGTCCCCTTGATCGCGCGCTTCGTCGGACTGTGCGCGATCCGCAGCACGTCCCCCCGCGCGCGACCTTTCGCCGCCGCCTCGTAATCCGCCACCGGCACCGGGATCGGTAGATACCGCGGCACGCCATACCTTTTATGGTACGGCCGCGCCCCGAACTGGATTGCGCCCATCCGCTCGTCGCGTTGGTGATCGACCAAGACACGTCCTTCGTCACCCGGCAACACCGACCCGTGGTAAGTAATTGCCGCCCGCTGACCTTCTTTAAGCGCGTACCGGAGATCATGATGCAGCGCCCGGTAATCCATATGGCAATGGATCACGTCCGCCGTCATCGCCAGCAGCTCGACCGTCCGGTTATGCAGCAGCCCGTCCCATTGGCGTAGCGAGCAGTGCGGGTTGCTATCGCCCCACCGCACCATCGCCGATACCACGCCCTCGACCGTATTGGCCGCGCTGTGGTACCGATATACGCTTGACCCGGGATCGTATTGCGTGAGTTGCAGCACCCGCACCGCGTCCGTGGTGACCGGCGCCGCCTCATATGTTGTCGTGTTCCACCCGTCCGGCGTCAGCACCCGCCCGCCGGCGTCGTTCCAGAGCCGCGTCGCCGTCGCCTCGTCGCACACCAGCGACTGACCCGTTAGCCCTTCCCGCTGCGCCGTGCGCCAATGCGCCGCCGCTTTCGGCTGCATCGCCTCGAAAAACGCGTCCGGGATCACGAACCCGAACGCGACCAGATCCACCACGCGCGACTGCGGCACGGTAAACCACTCGCCCACCATCCGCCGCGTGTCGCCAATAATGCACTCCGTCAACGCCATGACCGGCGTGGACGGCTCGGCTTCCGGTGAGGCCGCGACCGTCGCGACCCCACCGGACACCGTACCCGCGCGCGTCAGATCAGGACGACGCAGGGACATCGAGCACGACGAACGGCGAGTGCGCGTCCACCTTGTTGCCGCTGCTGTCGACCTTGTACGCGTACGTGGACGTCGGGAGCGGAATACCGCCGCCGCGCGCCACGAACCGGTACGTCGTCACGTCCTGAATGAACGCGACGTGGATCGAGCTTTCGACGGTCAACGCCTGGCGCAAGCCCATCGCGTAGAAATCGCCGTTCACCAGCGCCACGTCGCCCTTGGTGCCGAGCGTCGGGAGCAGGTCCGTCACGATCACCGGCAGACCCAACAGCAGCATCTGCGGCTTGTCGCGCAAGTTTGCGAGCCAGGTGACCATCGTGTTGTTGGTCGTCTGGAGCGCGAACAGCTTGTTCAGCACGCGCCGCGAGATCATCCACGCCGAGTTCGGCCCGTGCGTGTGCTTCTCGTACATGTTGAACGCGTCCGCCGCCGTGAACGTCGTCGACGTCGCGCGATTGACCGCGATGAGTGACGTGTTCGCGTTGTTCAGCGCGCCGAGCGGCTCGCTCGAGCCCGACCCGTCGATCGTGATGTCTTCGTTAATCTTGTTCACGATCTGACCGCCGACCGCGGTCGTGACTTCGCTCGGCAGCTCGCCGGTGAAGTCGTCGCCGAGCAATTCGTCGCCGAACTGCGTGATCGCCGCGTACTTGTACATCGTCAGCAGGCGCTGGCCAAAAGTCGGCTCGCGCACCGGCTTCGTGGCGCCTTCGCCGACGATCGACACGTTGGCGATCTTACCTGCCATCGGACGGTTCAGCGTCGTCGTGCCTTCGTCCTGCACCAGGTACGGGATGCGGAGCGAACGGCCCGGCACGTTGTAGCGCCGCGCGTACTGGAACAGACCCGGCTGCTGGTTGCTCACCGAAAAGATCTCAGGCACCTGCGTCAACGGGAGCAGGTACTCGCCGCCGTTCGTGCTGCCCGTGATCGTGCGCGTGAACTGGTCGACCTGCTTCAGCGCCGCCGCTTCCGCCGCGTTAGCCGGCCCGCGCGTCGCCGCCCGGATGTAGCTGCCCACGTTGGAAAAGGCGTTGACGATCGTTGAGCGGACCTCCTGCATGGCGTCGCCCATATTGGCGAACTCCGTGCGATCCCCGCCGGCATCGACGCGCACCAGCCCTTCGTCGCCGCCCTGACGCGCGACTTCGGCATCGGGCGTGAACTCCGCGGCCGCCTGCGCTCGCATCTCCAACGAGCGAATATCGCCCGTCATCTTTTCCACTTCCTCAGCCGTGTACGAATTGGTCGCGTCGACCAGATCGTGACGGATCTTGTGAGCCTTCTCGCGCAGCTCCGCCGCCGCGCGGCTCTTCGACACCAATGGCGCCTTCATAGTCGTGTCCGTGTTAGTAATTAAAACTGGATCGCACCGCGGATACCCGCTGTGCGTGTGAAAGATGCCGTGAGCCGTTCGCGTCCGTCACGCTCGAATCCGTCGCGGTCGCGGGCGTCGTCGGCCCGTTCGCGTTCGCATTGAGCCCCGTAGCCCCGTCCCCGTCATCGGTCCTACTCCCTACGTACCGCACCAACAATGCCGCCCGCGTCTCGGCCGGCAACGCGTCCAGCGCCGCGGCCGCCGCCATCGTCAGCAGCTCCACGTCGCTGCGCTCAAGCGCCGGGACCGACTCGGCCCGCGCTGACGTCACGTCCGCGCCAGGCACCGCCGGCATCGGCGTGATCGACACTTCGCGCAGCTCAATTTCCAGAAACCGCTCCGCCACGCGCCCGTCGATCGTGACCGTCTCCGCCTTCCGCGGCACAAACCCGATCGAGAACCCCGTCGACGCGCCGGCCGCGATCACCGTCTTGACGTAGTCCAACGCCGCCCGACCTTCCGGTGTGTCGAACAGATCGGCCGTCATCATCAGACTGTCGCCCATCTCCTGCATCATCGACACCACGCCGACGTGCGCGCCCGTCCGCCGTTCGTGATCCATCAACAGCGGCACCTTCCGCGCCGCGACCTTGCCCGCAATCGTCATCTTCGCGCACCCGCGCGCAAACAGCGTGCCGTAACTGTCAACCGTCTCGTACGTCAGCGCCACGCCGGACACGCGACCCGCCACGCCGTCCGGCAGCGTCGCGTCCGCCCGCATCTGGACGTGCGCGTCGGACTGGAAATACACCTGCGGCTTCGGTCGTGCGCTCATATCGGAGCCTCGTCGACACTAGTGATGTACGGCGCCAGCACGCACCGGCAGTTGATAACCTCGGACGCGTCGCCGGCCGGGTCGAGCGGATACATTAGACCGTTCGATGCAAACGGCTGATCAAATGGGATGACGCCCTCGGACGCGCAACCTTCTCGAGCGCCGTGCGTTGGACGCGTTTTGTTGTCCTCAAACGCCAGCCACTCTTTCGACAGATAGATGCCGTCCGCCCGCGCTTGGTCCCACGTCCCCTGGCTCATCGCACCGGCCGACTCCGTCCGCGCGATTGTCCGCGCCCGACCGTCCGTAATGACCTCGTTATAGACCGACGCCTGCACCAGCCGCCCCGTTTCCTTCACCGACAGCCCGGCCAACTCGGCCGCGCGGATCGCCGCCAGAATGTTGTCGGCCGTCGTCTTGCCCACCAATTCCGCCAGCCGCGCCGCCCGCCCGTCGATCGCCGCAAGCACTTCCGGCGACTGCAACGAAAACGACAGCCCGACGCCCGCCACCTGACGTGCGCCGACCATATACATCTCGCCGATCAAGTCGAGATACGCCGCGCGCCACGCCTCGTAGTACTCGCCGCCCGGCTTGTATCCGGCCTTTATTCGCCGCTCAATCTCCGCCAGGATCTCGTCGGCCGTCTTATACGCGCGCGAATCCACGCCGAACAGCGCGCCGACTTCCGTCCGCTCGGCCGCAAACCGCGTGACCGCCGTCTGGTAGTAGGGCTCCTCGCGACGCGTGAGCTCCTCCATCGCACGGGACCAGAGCTGGAACCGCGGCTCTTCGGCCAGTTCCGCGTCGCTTAACCGCTCCCACCACGCCCGGCCGTCGTCCGCCGGCATGGACTCCTCCGGCTCCTCGTCGTCCGGCTCGTCCTCGTCGTTCGGCCGCGGCTTGACCGCAAAATTGACGCACGCGTCTACCATCGCCTGCACCGCGTCGGGCTTGAGCTTCGGGAACGCCGCCAGAATCAACTGCACGACCGCCGCCGCCGGCAGCTCGGCCGTCATCACCGACTCCAGCAGTTCCGCCACCGCCTCGATCTGGTCGCCCGACATCGCATCTTCGGTAAACGACCGCACCACGTCCGCACGCGTCAACGCGCGCCCGTCGATCGTTTCCTCGTCCGCGTCGAGCGCGTCCTCTTCGTCCTCCGTCACCAACGGACCCTCACCACCGCCCGGAGGCGGCGCCTCGACCGTCGGCGGCTGATCCATGACCGCGCGCGGGTCGATCACCGCGACCGCCGCCGGGACCAACGTCGTGCCACTGGACAGCGCGATTGTGTCCGTCGGCTCCGGCACCGGCGACAGCTTCAAGGCGCGCCGCGATTCCTCCCACGTCCGCAGCCCGATCTTAAACTCGGCCTGTACGCGATTCGACGTGACGACGTCGTTTTCGACCAGCGCCGACAGCACGTCCGTATCGTACGCGATCCACACGTCGCCGAACTCGGGCGCGAGCCAATGGTTTAGTTCGTCCTCAATCGACGACAGCATCGGCTCGATCGTATGCTGCACAAGCCGCATACGCGCCTCAACGTACTGCGCGCCCGATAGCCCGGCGTCCGACGTCGCCGACGCGATCCCGATCATCCGCGGATCGACCCCGAACGCCGCGCAAATGTCCTCACGCGAGACGCGCCGCAAGTCCGGAAACTCCAGATCGGACAGCGTGAACCCCAGCGGCTTAATGTCTTTAACCGACCCAAAGAACGCCGGCGTGCCGCGCTTGCCGCGATCCACCACCCGCGCGCGATATCGGTCCTGCATCGCCGTTGCGTCGTCTTGCGTCGCCTCGTCCGAGAGCATCACCGCGAACGTCGGCGTGCCGTCGTTCGTGACGACCTGCCGCACGTATTGCGTCGCTTCGTTGTCCGCCGTCATCGACGCGATCGCCGTCGCGCCGCGCGGGAACCCGAAAACATCCGGGTAGTACGGCCGCGGCATATCGAGATCTCGGAAATGCAGCACGTCCTCGGCCGGCACTTGGATAATCACGCCCGCCCAATTGCCGTAATCGTACCGCCGCGGGTCGCCTTCCGCGTCCACCCATACCGACTGGATCG